TATGACAACAAAGCTATGATTGTTGTTAATTCAGAGAGTGCTGATACAATCACTCTCACAATTGCGCCTCCTGCTCTTAACAATTTGGCTAAGCTAATCGGAAAGAGCTTTGACGCAACTACAGGCATGATGATAGACAGCCCTAGACAAAATAAGTATTTTGCAATTACTTACAGAACAAAGGGCACAGATGGCGGCTATCGTTACGTTTCACGTCTCAAGGGACAGTTTAATATCCCTGAGGAGACATACGTTACAGAGGACGACGGCACAGACACAAATAACACTCAAATTGAGTTTACAGGTATTTACACTGAGTACGAGTTTACTAAGGGTATTTATGACGGCAGCACATGGGAAAAATCAGGCGCTAAAGGCATTGTTGTAGACGCTCGTTATGGTTTGGCTGACGTTTCAACATTCTTTGACTCAATTCAGACTCCAGACTCTATTCAGGTTTCACCAGATCCACATATTGACGTCCCTGTTACAGGCGTTACTGTAACTCCTACAACAGGCTCAATTAATGTCGGAGAGGGGCTAACAATTACTCCTATTGTTGCTCCTGATAATGCAACAGATAAATCTGTTGTATGGAGCTCTAGCAATGAATCTATTGCAACAGTTTCAGACGCAGGAGTTGTTACAGGTGTAGCAGCAGGCGAGGCTACAATTACAGTAACAACTAATGACGGCAGCTTTACAGCTACATGCGCTGTTACAGTTTCAGCCGTTGCAGTTACAGGCGTAACAGTTTCTCCAACTTCTGACTCAATTCAGGTTGGCGAGGATTTAACGTTAACAGCTACAGTTGCTCCAGATAATGCAACTAATAAGAATATAACATGGAGCTCTAGTGACGATACAATTGCAACAGTAACTGAGGCAGGCGTTGTTACAGGTGTAGCAGCAGGCAACGCTACAATCACTGTCACAACAGAGGACGGCGATTTTACAGCAATTAGCACAATTACAGTAACAACATAAATGAGATTAGAGGGGCGACGGCTTTTAGTCGCCGCCCTTTTAAAAGATTATGCGCAATATATGCGCACATTATGCGCGTAATATACGCACACTATAAGCACTATTGGAGGGTATGCACACTATGGCTAATATTACTTTGAATATTTACGACGAACACGACAAAGCAAAAATTAAAAAGACTTTAGAGGCTGAGGGCTATGATTTAATGCTAGGCACAGTTGAGGACTTCATGGACATTATAGACATTGACAAGATACACGACAAAAACGAGGTCGCTAAGATGGCTGTAAAAGGCTACAGACAGCTCAAGCCTTTGATTATGGATATATTCCCAGAGCTAACTAACGAGGAATATAAGCGAATTAAAGTTAGTGATTTAGTTCGCCTGATTGTGCAAATAGGCACAGCAGTAGTTGAGTCTCTGGATTTAATTAAAAGCTCAAAAAACTAAGCGGGGGCGTGCCAGATAACACGCCCATTTATCAATTAATGTTTGAAATGCAAGTAAGTTTATGCGAGCGGTTTCCTGCTTTAACGCCTTTTAATCTTAGGCGTGAAAAAGCTAGAGAGGTTTTTTTACTTGTAACACGATATAACATTTACTCTCATAAGCAGCAGAAAAATGCAGGAAAGCCCAAAATTATTAGACGTCCCGCGTCTGATACATGGTTCTAGGGAGGTTGAAACATGGCAGGCAATGAAACGACAGCAAAATTTAGCGTTGATATTTCGGATCTAAAAAAAGGCATACAAGAGGCTAATAGACAGATCAAATTAGCTAATGCTGAGTTTAAAGCTGCCTCAGCCTCTATGGATAAATGGAGCAGCAGCACGTCAGGACTTGCTGCAAAGATTGAGCAGACAGACAAAGTTTTGTCAGCTCAAAAGAAAATACTAAACTCCTATAAGCAGGAAATGGAGCAAGTCGTTGCTCAGTACGGCGAAAACTCTAAAGAGGCTGACAACGCTAAGATTAAATATGAGAATCAAAGAGCAGCTGTAATTAAGACTCAAAAGGCTTTAGGAGATTATAAAAACGCTCTAGCAGAATTAGAAAAAGAACAGCTAGACGCTGCTAATGCTGTAGATAAGCAAGATAACGCTTATGAGTCGCTGCAAAAGACTATCTCTGGACAGGAGAACACTCTAAACGCCCTAAAATCTGAGTATGCTAACGTAGTTTTAGAACAGGGCAGAGGCTCTCAGGCAGCTAAAGATTTAGCTAGCCAGATCTCAGAGCTCTCAGGCGAGCTATCAGATAACCAAACTAAACTCGCAGAGGCTGAGGACGCAGCAGACGAGTTTGACAGCTCTTTAGAAGAAACCACAAGCGGCGGCTTAAATGTTTTTACTGTTGCAGTTGGTAATTTAGTAGCTGACGTGCTGTCGAGCCTAATTAATTCTATGAAAGACGTTGTAGCCCAGACTGTCGAAGTCGGAAAAACCTTTGACGCCTCTATGTCTAACGTTGCGGCACTCTCTGGCGCGTCAGCTGAGGAGCTGCAAATGCTTAGGGATACAGCTAAAGAGTATGGCTCTACAACTAAATTTAGCGCGTCTGAGGCAGCGGACGCTTTAGGCTACATGGCTTTAGCAGGTTGGGACGCTAATACGTCAGCTAGCGCTTTAGGAGGCGTCTTAGATTTAGCGGCGGCCTCTAACATGGATTTAGCGCAAGCGTCCGACATGGTTACTGATTATATGTCAGCTTTTAACATGGAGGCGGAAAACTCAGCCTATTTTGCTGATGTATTGGCATACGCTCAGGCTAACGCTAACACGACAGTTGAGGGATTAGGCGAGGCGTTTAAAAACTCAGCTGCTAACATGAACGCAGCAGGACAGGACATAGAAACAACAACGTCTTTTCTTGCAATGATGGCTAATCAGGGCTTAAAAGGCTCTGAGGCAGGAACAGCTTTAAGCGCTGTTATGCGAGACATGACAGCCAAAATGAAAGATGGCTCTATCGCTATAGGTGAAACAAGCGTGCAAGTAATGGACGCTGAGGGAAATTATAGAGATTTAACAGATATTTTAGCAGACGTTGAGGCAGCTACAAACGGCATGGGCGACGCCGAAAAAGCAACAGCTCTCCAGAGCACTTTTACAGCAGACTCTATTAAGGGTCTTAACCTTATGTTAAACGCAGGCGTTGGCGAGGCTGCTAAGTTTGAGGAGGAATTGAGAAAATCAGACGGCACAGCGCAAGAAATGGCTGCAACAATGAACGACAATTTAAACGGCGATTTAACAGCTCTTGACTCTAAACTTGAGGGCGTGCAGCTTGCAATTTATGAAAAATTTGAGCCTGCTTTAAGGAGTGGCGTTGATGTATTAGACAGCTTATTAGACGCTGTTAATTTTGTAGTCGAGCACTCAACAGAGTTTGTAACAGCTCTAGCTGCAATGGGCGCAGGCATTGCCGCTTATGTAGCTTATACAACAGCTTTAAAAGTTATGGAGGAGGGCTGGACAGCTTTAACTATTGTTACTAAAGCGCAGACAGCTGCTCAATGGCTGTTAAATGCTGCAATGAACGCTAACCCTATTGGACTAATTATAGCGGCTATTGTGGCTCTCGTGACAGCCTTTGTAATGTTGTGGAATAAGTCAGAGGCTTTTAGGGAGTTTTGGATTGGATTATGGGAGAAAATCAAAGAAGTTGCAGGCATAGCATGGGAGGCTATAAAAGGCTTTTTCTCTAGCGCGTGGGAATGGGTTCAAGGAGTTTGGAGCGCAGCTGTAGAGTGGTTCTCATTTATTTGGGAGGGCATTAAAGGAGTCTTTTCTGTAGTAGGTGAAGTATTAGGAGGCTTTTTCTCTAGCGCGTGGCAAGCAATCCAGATTGTTTGGGGCGTTGTTGTTGCATATTTTCAAAATGTTTGGAATGGAATTAAAAAGATTTTCTCTGTAGTAAAAAGCGTTCTATCTGGAGATTTTCAGGGCGCATGGAATGGGATTAAAGCCATTTGGGACACTGTAAAAGGATATTTCTCTGGCATTTGGGAGGGTATTAAATCAATATTTGCAGGCGTTAAAGAATGGTTTAGCGGTATTTTTCAAGGGGCTGTTGACGCAATTTCAGTTATTATGGACGGTTTGATTGGAATAATCAAAGCTCCTATTAACTTTATAATTAGAGGCATAAATACATTTATTAGAGGCTTAAACAAAATCAAAATTCCTGATTGGGTAGCAGGAATAGGCGGCAAAGGTATTAATATTCCTGAAATCTCAGAGCTTGCAAGCGGTGGCGTGCTTGAGCGTGGACAGGTTGGACTTTTAGAGGGTAGCGGCGCGGAGGCTGTTGTGCCTCTTGAGAATAACAAAAAGTGGATTGCTGCCACAGCTAAAGCGTTGCAGCAGGCTCTAGCAAATGAGGGACTATTAGGCATTGGAGCAGGCGAGACAATTATTAATAATAATTACTCTTACGTCCAGAATATAACAAGCCCTAAGAGTCCTAGTCGTATAGATATATATAGAGACACTCACAATCTATTAACATTTACTAACGGAGGAGCTTAACCATGTATAGTCTAGTAGTTGCAAATGAAAAAGGCGAGCAATTACAGCTCACTCAAAATCCTAACTATAGCATTACAGCTATTACAGGCTTAAATCCTCCTAATTCTAATATTAATACGGCTGTTAATGCCAACTTTGACGGCTCAGTTTATAAGTCTAGCCGTATGAATAACAGAAATATTGTTATAACGCTTATGGTTGAGGAGCCTGTGGAAATAAACAGAATAGCCCTTTATAACTTTTTTAAGAGTAAAAAGAGCTGCACAGTTT